TAGAAGTTCCACCTAACATTGCTTTTTCAGCAAATAATTCCATTGCATGTCCTGATAGACCTGTTCTTTTTTGTATTTCTGAAAATTCAGCTGCAAATTCATTTGAAAATTTAAGAGATGTTCCAAATATTTTATTTAATTCTATTTGGGCAGCTACTACATCTTTAGTATTAGTTAACAGTTTACCACTTGTTACTCCTGAGTCAGCAATTTCTTGATTAAATTTACGTGCTTCTTCATATGATATTCCCTGACTTTTAGCTAATTGACCTGCAGATTGGTCAGCAGATTTAAAGGCTTTAATTACCATATTCAATGCTGTAGTTGCTAAAGCTATAGGACCAAATGCTTTAGCAATGGCAGGTCCTAAAGATTTAAAACCTGCTTTGAGGGTTCCAGGGGCTTTTAAAGGTAATTCACCTACTTTAATTTGTTTAGCATTAACCCCAGCTTGTTTCATAGCTTCAGACATCCCTACACCTTCTGCTCTTAGCTGTTTATATTCACTTATCCCTTTATTTACAGCCATGTTTCTTTCAATTTCAGCTGCTCCATGTTCCCTAGCAGCTTCTGCTGCCTCTTTAAAAGGACCACTAAATTTACTTAATCCTGGGACTTTTTCCATTATTTCAGATAAACCACCAAAGGTTTTAACCCCTAAAGCTTTTGATATTCCTTCAGAACCTTTTGCAATTGAATCTATTTGTGTACTTGTTTTTTGTGCTTGTTTAGCTTGTTCTCCTAATGATCTAGCAATTTCAGCATTTAATTTTCTACTTTCTATATCTCCTTCTAAAGACATTTTAGAAAATTTAGCTTGTTGTTGTTTTGCTAAAATAATATTTTTTTCTAAAGTTTGTTGTTGTTTTTTTAATTTAGAATTTGTTTGGGTCAGACCTAATTCATCTTTAGTAACTGCATAAGTGTCTTGTGCTATCTTTGTAATCTGGTTTGATATATCTCTAGCTAATTTTTTTTCTGAGTTTAAGAATTTTTGTTGTTTAACTTGATCTTGGAGAGTATTTGCTATATCTTGCTGATCTGAAAGTACATCAGAATTAATTCCTCTTCTTTTACTTAAAAGGTCAATAATTTGTTCTTCAAAAGATTTAGTTATGGACATCTCCTTATTAATATCCTTTTGATTGGATTTAGTTTGAGACATCTCATTATTGAGATCCTTTTGATTTTGTATGTCTTTTTGATCAGCCATCTAAAATTATATTTTGTTATAAATATTAGAAGGCATCATTTTCTTGATGCCTTCGTAACATAATTTGGAGATAGTTTTTGTTTTGGTTGAAGTGCTTGTTTAGGGATTTTTTGTTTAATATTACTATTTAAATCTATATTAGTCCCCTTCCCTTTAGAAGCTTTTTTCATTGCTTCTTGTTCTGCAGATCTTGCTTCGTGGATTTGCTGGTAGGTAAATCTCCGCAACCATATAGGCATACTATAAACAGTATTCCAATCATAACCACCATTTCCATAATATACTATTTCATGGATGGTCTTGAAGAGATTGATCCTATAAGTCGCTGTCAGGCCAAAAAAAGTTGACGGTCATCGGAAGGGTAAGATCCCTTTCGTTGCCGTCACTACTCACATGGTTGAAAGTTAAATCAATATCTGGTTGGAATTCTCTAATATATTCTCTAAATGCTCTTGAATCTCTAGCTAGCATATAATTATCTACAAATTCTCTAATAGTCTTTACATCACTATCACCATTTATAGAAGTAATCATATATTTTAAACGAGTTGATAATTCAGGGGATGCTTTTTTATCTATCTTTTTTAAACCTTTTATTTCAGCTTTAATAGATTTATCATCTCTATTATTTAATAGTTTAAAAGTAATTTCAACCTTTGAGTGAGGTAGTGTAAATGAAAATTGGTTAGTATTTTTTTCAATTAATACTTCTTCATCGATAAAACGTTGTTCTAACTCTGATAGATCTACAGTTACAGTTTCCCCATCATAATTAAAAGTATAGTCTTTACCATACCCTAAAACACGCGCTGCTACCATAATTGCATTTTTATCTCCTACAATTAAATCATCATAGTTAATTTTTGATACAATTAATGCCTTTAGTAACCTATCAACAACCGTTCCATCTTTAATGTAATTTTGATTAGTTAAAATATCTTCTTCTTTAGCAGTCATATATTTCATTTCAATGACTCCAGAAGATAAAGGATTGTCTTTAGAATAGACTAAACCTTTTGAGGGGAGGTCTACTTGTTCAGTGGGTAATTTTAATTCTTCCATATAAATTTTATTTGTTATAACTTAATTATCATGTATACATACATAACATAAAAAAAAGCTTGACCGAAGCCAAGCTATTTTTAAAAAAATATTTATTGTTATTAGAAATTTAATACGCAATAATCCATTCCGATTGTTAAGTCAATATTCATTGCTTCACCATCAGTGTCCCAATTCATATCGGCAAATGAACCATCTTTAATAAATGCACCTTTTATAATCCATTCACTAACTACATCACCTACAGGACCTAATACATCTATAGTTAAATCTTTTTTATAGAAATCACTATACCCATCTCTACCTGTTACTGATTCATGGTGTAATCTAACCCATTCCATTACTGCTTGAGCACCTGATGGTGTAATTGGATCAAATAACTGCATAGTAATATCATTCCATCTTAATTTACCTTTTACTTTTCTATAAGTATTGATATGATTTAATGTAATTTCATCTTGTGCAAAACCTAATCCACTAACACCCTTTATAATGTAAGATGGAAAACCATCAACATACATTATAAACCTATTAGCTACTTTGGGTTCAAAAGCGGTGAAAAATATTTCGTTTGGGTCTAATACTGCCATTTTATGTTTGTTTTATTTTTATTCAATTATAAATATTATATTTTCTAATTCTTATGCAGGAAATTCAGCTCCTGTTGGAAGAATATTGAAATCTAGGTATATAAATTCTGCTGTTTTTGTAGGTTGAATGTATATAGCACCTCTCAATTCATTTCTATCAATTACGTCAGGTCCATTATTTGAATCGTTCATTACAACTTTAAACGCGTATAAACCTTGTCTTTGTTGTACTGATTCTAGGTATGGATTAACTTGTGTTAAGAATATATTTCTTGTTGCTGCTGTATTTTGTTCAAATACTAAATTATCAGATATTTGAGAAATATAGTTTTTAAGGGCAATAAGCAATCTTCTAACATTAACTCTATCTAAAGCACTTGCTGTATTTTGTAATGTTTTCTGTCCAAATACTACAACTCCTCTTCCTGGGAATGTTGCTATTGGATTTACTTTACCTGTATACAATGTATCTCTATTAGCTTGAGTTAATTTTCTTTCAGCTTGAATTACTTGACCTAATCCACCTCTATTAATACCTGCTGGAGCAAACCATGCTTCTGCTGTTCTATCATTGTTAGCATAAACTCCTGGAATTAATGTTCCTGCTGGTACCCAAACTCTTTGTCCTGAATCTGGATCAGTTACCATACACCAAGGCCAATATGAAGCTGCATATGATGTATCTTGAGCGGCTGCTGTAGTACTTACTGCTGTTATTGATGAAGCATAAGCTTCAAGATCTAATACTACAATATTATCTCCTCTATTTTCAGTATTTGCAATTAAAGTATTTAATACTGAGCTATAATCTGATTGGTATAATCCTGGAGCTGAGATGAGATTATATTTAAAATCATCTTTATTAGCTAATATGTTAAAAGCTGTTGTATAATCACTTCCTACTAATCCTTGAGTATCATTTCCAGTAATATATTGGTAATATTTACCAGTTCCTGTTAAAATGGTACCTACTGCATCTCCAAATGTTCCTGAAGCCGCTACTGGTATAGAAGCTGTGTATTGATCTTTTGCTATCCCACTATTATCTAAATAGTCTGGAGTTTTAAATTTAACTTCTTTTACTCTTACATATCTTGAAGCATTAGCAAATGATCCTGTTGTTTGTAAATAAACATCTGTTCCTGATCCTCTAATTACTTGCTTTTGATCACCTATTATTCTTGAAATATAATTTGAAGATTTTGGATCTAATGATACATTATTAAAGCTTTCTAGTACTGATTTTGATCTTGTATTATCATTACCTTGTCTAATAACTACACTAAATGTACCTGATGATGTATTTGGAGAAACTATCTCCCATCTAATATTATCTGATGTACCATTTGTTAGGGCTCCTGTTGATGCTTCATCACCAGCACTATTCATAATT